TGGCGCAGATGCAGAAGTATCAGCAAGAGAATGAACTTGCCAAAATGCAGATGGAAGAATACGGACGGGCGCGGCAAGAAAGCAACGCCTTGCGCCAGTTCTTGCCGGGTCTTAACGAAAGCAATCGCAGCCAGTTGCTGGGCTATGGCGCAGCGGGGCAGAGCGTCTACAAGACGTTAGGTGAGGACGAAACACAGCGGCGATTGGCTGAACAAGCTAAGTCGCAAGCCGCCGTCAACAGATCCAACGAAGTTAAAAATGCTGTCGCACAAACAAGAAATGCAGTTGCTGGGATAGACCCAAATGATTCAGAAAGTTACATGGCGCTTCGTACAAGCGTCTTGAATCAGTACCCAGAACTTGCGCCGTATATGCCTAACACATGGAATGGAAATGTCCAGCAAAGGCTTCTTGTTACCGCTGACAGTGTGTTGGAAGGGCAGAAGCCTAGGCCACCTGTTATTTTAAGCCCTGGGCAAATGGCTATTCCAGGTGATGACCCAAGGTTAACTGGACTTGGTGTAACTGCACCAGCGGCAGCAGCCGCAGCGGTTAAGCCACCAGACAAAGTAGCAATAATGACTTTATTAGGCTATCCGCTAACGCCAGCAGGTAACGAAGCCTATGAAGCTGCTATACGCGCCAAACCTACCGTATCTGCGCCGACTGGTACTCTTGCAGAAATGAGAGCCACAGGGATTCCAGAAACGCCAGAGGGACTCGAACTTTATTACAGGCTAAAAGAAAAACCCCCTGTAGTCGCACCAGAACCAAGAACACCAGAGGAAAGAAATGCAAGGTCAATAGCGTTAAAGGCAGGCCCAGAGGGTTCAGAGGCATTTAATGCTACGTTCTACGCAGAGATGTCAAGGATGACTGCAAAGCCTGTTGCTGCTGTAGCCGCAGCGCCAGCACCTACAGAAGCAATGAAAAATGCAGATTCGTTTGCGCGGTTAAAAGGCGAACCGGGTACGCCTGCGTACAACAAAGAATATATCGCACGAATGGAAAGATTTACGGCTAAAGCTGGTGGTGGTGAGGGCGGCGGCGGCGGTGCTGCCAAAGCGCCTTCTGGTTTTAGGTTTACCCCAACAGGCGATCTTGAACCTATTCCCGGTGGGCCTTCTGCGCCTGGATTAACGCCTAAAGAAATTCAAAAGAGAGAGGCTTCGTTGCCACAAGCGCGGCAATCAGTTAAAACTGTTTCAAACACCATGTCAGTTATTGGTCAAACTGTTGATAAGTTACTTGCTAACCCTAGCGGGATTAATGGCATAACTGGTTTATTTGGCGGCGTTACGCCAGCACTTACCGATGCGGCCCGGGCTGCAAAAGCTGACCTTGATCAATTGAAAAATTTAGCTTTTGTGCAAGGGCTTACTGAACTTCGTGCGGCGTCTAAAACCGGCGCTGGTGTTGGTAACGTATCTAACCGCGAAGGCGATAGGTTTGAAAACCTTAAAGCATCTTTAGATCGCTCACAATCAAAAGAAGATTTAGAAGCCGCTTTGCGTAAATTAAAAGCACAATCTGAGTTTACTATTCAAACTATGCAAGAAGCGTTTGATGAGACATATCAGTATAAATCTAATACGCCACAGTCCACAAACGCTCCTGCTGCCGCCGCCGCACCAACTCAAGACGCAGTTAATTTCTTACGCGCAAACCCCGGCCTTAAAGCACAATTTGACGCAAAATATGGCGCTGGTGCTGCCGCCCGTATTCTTGGGGGCAAATAATGGCAACGAACCCGTTTGATCAATTTGATGCGCCGCAAGCCAATCCTTTTGACCAATTTGACGCAGCGCCATCCAAAGCCCCCGTTACCCGTAGTTTAATTTCTCAAATACCAACTGAGCGCGGGGCTAATCTAACACCGACACCGCAAGAGCCAGTATCGTTGATCGACAAGATTTACGGCGCAGCAGAGGTGTTGCCTGCAATGGCAGGAGGAATGGTTGGTGGTGTCGTTACGCCAATTGCTCAATTGGGCTATGAACTTTTTGGTGGTCAAGCGTTTACGCCACAAGGCAGAGCAGCAGCAGCAGAGTTTGGCAAAAAAGTACAAAGTCAGTTTTATCAACCCAGAACTGAAAAGGGGCAGGAATACACTGCCGCTATTGGAAATGCTTTAGCGCCTTTAGTTGGAGTGCCTATTCCAACACTAAATGCTTTTGGTCAATCTGTACCGGCTGCTGCCCGTGCTATTCGTGACGTTGGACGCAGTGAGGCCAATCTTATTGGCGGCGCTATTGCCGTGCCTCTTGAGGCTCGTGCAGCCCGTATTCAAGAAGGGCGTGTTGCTCAAAGCTACGCCAATGCGCCAATTATTGATGCAGCAAAAGCGGCAGAGCGTCAAGGTTTTGCGGTTAACCCCGCGATTACCAATCCCACAATTGGTAACCGCGCAAAAGGCATGGTGGTTGGCCCTGCTTTTAACGAAGCCGCTCTTCCATACAACGCTGCCAAAGTGACTGAAGTAGTGCGAAAAGATTTGGGTATTGCCGCGACTGAAAAATTAGATAGTTTGGCTGTGGAACGCGCTTTAGATCAAGCCAGTGCGCCATACGATCCTATTCGAGCAATGTCGGTTGTAAAAGCCAGCGACCAAGTGCTTTCGTCTATTCAAGCCTTAAATAAACCCGCTACATTAGGGGGGAAAGCAAAGTCTCAAGCTGTTGTTTCATTAATTGATGAAGTAACACAACAATTAAAAGAAGGACGAAATGGCACACAAATTCTTGACGATATTCGCCAAATGAGGCGTGACGCGCAAAATGTTTACAAGGCAAGAGACAGTGGTGGAAATCCTCCCCCTGCTGACGTAGCGCAAGCAAATGCTCGTATGGGTATTGCAAATGCTCTGGAAAAATTAATTGATGAAAACGCGCCAAATCCAACGGTGTTAAAAGAATTTCAGAAAGCACGAGTTCGAATGGCTCAAATTTTTGACCATGAACGTGCTATTAACTATGCCAATGAAACTGTTGATCCGCAAGTCTACGCAAAATTGCTAGACGAAAAAAAAGGCGGCATGACAGGCGTTGGGGCTGATATTGGAAAAGTTGCAGCTAAGTTTCCAGATGTAATGAGTACGCAAGCGCCTACGGCTCAAGTAATGCCAAAGGCTACACGATCTGGAGTATTGGGCGCAGCAGGCGCTTTGGCGGGTGGCATGGTGGCAGGTTATCCAGGCGCTATTGGCGGGGCTGCTCTTGGTGGCGCTACTGGAATTATTGGAAATAGATTAGCCGCTAAAGGCATGGTCAACCCAGCCTACCAAACATCCCGCGCTATACCTACAGATTACAGGCTTGGGCCAAATATGTTGCGCCCTAGAGAAGTCACCAACGCCTTTGAAATTATGGATAGTTCAAGATGACACCCGAAGACCGCTCCCTGCTGATCTCCGACCTGCTCGTTGCTCTCAAGAGCAGTGATGCCTGTCTCGACATGGAGGAGCAGCAGTGGGTAAAGAACGCCATCAAAGCGCAGAACGACATGGAAAAGCTGCGGAAGGCCATCATTGAGAAGACACTCGCCGGTCTGGTCTGGGCGGCTATTATTGGTGTGGCCTATCTGTTTGTAGATTTCTTGCGAAACCACGGGCTGAAGATATGAATTACTACCTCAATGCCTTCAATGAGATGTTGCGTAAGCGGCAGGAAAACCAGATGGGGCGAGGTGGGGGTGGCAGTGAGCGCATGACCAGCCCTTTTGACACTATGTCAAATGCTCAAAAGGCGGGTTACTACAGCGACAACCCTACGATGGCGGCGATCACGCAAGGTTTGCAGAAAGGGTTTGGCATGACCAGCTACGGGATGCTGCAAAACGCTCTAGTGCCTGACTTTGTGCGCGAACAGGGCATGGTGGCCCGTGGAATTGACCCTGGCACTGGTTTGCAAGTCGGCGGCTATGGTTCGCAACCGGGTACTTCTGGGATAACGCCCACTGGACTTTACGGCGACCAGTTTGCGGGTAAGACTGCGCCAAAATCCTCTGGTTTTATGGACACATTGGGGCGAATGTTTGGTGGTTCCTCAGTGTCTTTGAATCCCGCACAAGTCGAGACTCGGGCGGCTACGTTTAACCCGTATGCTGGAGAAAATCCAGCCTTGAGTTCAACAGGTAGCGGTTTTGCTGGCGCTGATGTTGGCTTTGGCGGTGGGTTTGGCGGTGGTGTTGGAACTGGAACCAGTGGCGGCAGTCCTGCTGATGCTGCTGATTTGGGTTACAACCAAGGCGGCATGGTCACACCCGAACGCTTGATGGGCCGCGCTCCTGCGCCTGACGATGGCTACGGGGCGCTAAAAATTGGCGAACACGTTATTACCAAGGAGGCGGTGGAGAGGTACGGCAGACGTATGATGGACGCTATCAATAATGGCACTTTCCGCTAATCATGGAATTTTTCGAGGCACTGGCAAAGGGTTGGCCCATGCTGCTGGCGCTGATTACGCTGATTATCGTTTTGGCAAAAATGGATATAAAGATTGCTGTGCTGGAAGAAAAAGTTAAATCGTTGTTTGAGATATTCAATAGGAAAGACAAATAATGAATGACGACAAAGGCGCACTAATTGAGAAGGCTACGTTTGCGATACTTCCGCTGCTGTTTAGCTGCGTGGTTTACCTTATGTCTGCCTTGTCAAATCTCAGCCATGAGGTGACTATCCTCAACAGCAAGATCAGCCTGGTGGTGACCAGCGACAACAAGCAAGCCAGCAACAGTGGTGCTGAACTCGCAAGGGAAAAGCTGCGTCAGGACTTGGAAAAAGAGATTCAGAAGAACCGTGACGACATCATGCACAACCGACAAGAGATTGCTGTGATCAACACCAAGCTGGAGAAGAAATAATGGATTGGCTAAAACAGATTGCACCAACGATTGCCACGGCATTAGGCGGTCCCTTGGCTGGGATGGCGGTGTCTGCCATCAGCAAGGCCATTGGCGTTGACGAGGAGAAGGTTGGTGACTTGATCAGCAGCAACAAATTAAGCGCAGAACAGATTGCCCAGGTCAAACTAGCCGAGATTGAACTGCAAAAGCAGGCGCAAG